GCGTTATAGAAACAAGATGGTCTATGACGCAAACACTGGTGAGATGAGAGATGACAAGAAGTTTATGTCCATGATGGAAGACTTCTGGCTCCCTCGTCGTGAAGGTGGTCGTGGTACTGAAATTACTACACTTCCTGGTGGTCAGAACCTTGGTGAAATTACTGATATCAATTACTTCCAGAGAAAACTTTATAGGTCATTGAATGTTCCTGAGACTAGAATTGAAGGAGAGGGTGGTTTCTCACTGGGTCGTTCTTCTGAAATCTTGAGAGATGAAATTAAGTTCTCCAAGTTTGTTGGAAGAATGAGAAAAAGGTTCTCAGCAATGTTCAATGACATGCTGAAGACACAACTAATTCTAAAGAATGTGGTTACTCCTGAAGACTGGGAGTATATGGCTGACCACATTCAATATGACTTCCTGTATGATAATCACTTCGCAGAACTCAAGGATGCAGAACTCACAACCGAGAGACTGAACCTTGCTGTTCTTGCCGAACCCTATGTCGGTAAGTATTACTCTGCTGACTATGTGAGGAGACAAATCCTCCGTCAGACCGACGAAGAGATTATCGAACAGGATGAATTGATTGAGAAGGAGATTGAGAATGGCGTCATTCCTGATCCCAACGCGATGGTAGATCCTATGACTGGAATGCCTATGGACCCTAATGCAATGGGTGGTAATCCTTCTTTACCTCCTCCACCTCCAGGTCAACAACCGGGAATAGGTCAACCAAATGACCCAATGCAGAACACATCTTCACCTAAAGATCCAGAGGCTCCAGCCCTAACTAAGAAGCCTCCTGGTGGTGAAATCTAAATACATCTTGTAGAATAACTATTTTTATGGACGAACTCATGGACTTGCTCGTCAAAGACGACGCAAGCGCTTCACAAATCAGTGACAAAATCAAAGACATTCTTTTCCAAAAGAGTGCGGAGAATATAGAAACTGTCAGGCCTAATATAGCTGCGTCTATTTTTGACGACTCAATCTCTAAAGAAGTTGAGGACAATACTCCTGATGAGGAGTACGAAGAAGACGAAGACGAAGAAGATGCCGAAGAAGAAGAATAATAAATAAGTATTATAGAACTATGGAAACATAATGTCAAACGTTAGGCCCGTTGGGATTAATAGCACCTTAACAACAGGTGGAACATCACTTCAGACTGCTCCTTTTCAACAGCAGTCTGATTCGGTGAGGATCCTTGCTGAAGGTGCTGGTGTTTATGTTGCTACAGGACCAAATCCTACAGCAACTGATACTGACTATTACGTAGGAGTTCAAGGAGCCAACCAGCTTTCTCTCGGACCAGTAAGATCTCAACCTGTTGTTGGAATTACTACTGGTAATCCTACGATCCTTCAATTCCAAGAAGGTACAGGAAGTGCATTTGAAGTAGGTGATGCCGTTACCCTAAGGGTTATTGGCCAATCAACTTTTGATTTTGACCACAAATTAGTGACGTTTGTTAACAACTCAGCTGGACTGGGTGGACAATTCAGTTGTCAAATCAAAGTTGATGTTGACACAAGTTCTGTCACAGCTGTTCTCCAAAGTCCTAACACCGCTATCTTGAGAAAGTCTTTCAAGGTTGCAGTCAAGACAGAAAGTGGAACTGGTAAAGCTTACATCCAACAAGTACAAAGATCCTGAGAACAATGAAACTAATCAGAGAAGAAATCGAAACAGTTGAATTTATCGTTGAATCAAAGAACGGTAAAAAGAATATGTTCATTGAGGGTATCTTCCTTCAAGGAGATATTTGTAATAGAAATGGAAGAATGTATCAGATGGATACCTTGAGAAAGGAAGTCCAAAGATATAATGAGAACCATATTCAAGCTGGTAGAGCCCTTGGAGAATTGGGACACCCAGATGGCCCAACAGTTAATCTGGATCGTGTCAGCCATAAGATTGTTTCTCTCAAAGAGAGTGGTACCAACTTTATTGGTAAAGCGAAAATCCTTTCAACTCCAATGGGTAAGATTGCAGAATCTCTCATTGGTGAAGGAGTCAAACTGGGTGTTTCTTCAAGAGGTATCGGATCTCTGATGCAAACCAAAGAAGGTGTCAACGTTGTTGGACCTGACTTTATGTTAGCCACAGCTGCTGACATCGTAGCTGACCCCTCTGCACCTGATGCTTTTGTCGAAGGTATCATGGAAGGTAAAGAGTGGGTGTGGGATGGTGGAATTCTTAGAGAAGCAGCTGCTGCTAAGACATACAAACAGATCAACACTTTGGTTGATCAAGGACAACTTGATGAACAGAAATTGAATCTGTTCAATAACTTCTTAAATAATCTTTAAAAGAGTAGTTAGATAAACAAATTATAAATAAATATAGATTAAAAAAGGTTAATCGGAGTAACTTCAAATGTCTCGTGGAGATTTACAAGAAATGGAGCAATCTAGAACTGCTGTGAACGCGAACGCCGCCCCTAATATGCCTATGCAGCATCTTAAGAACCCTGGCGACGGTCTTTCTACATCTTATGAGGATCTCGGTGGTCCCACCGTAGATAACGCAAACCCTGTCGGTGATTCTAATAAGCTCAAAGAGCCCAGAATCAAAACTGTTCACGACATCGTGAACAAGAATGCTGACAAGCCGGAAGGTATGGACACTTCTAAGAAGAATACATACAACAAAGGTCAAGGTACTGGTATCGACAATTCTGACGATAAGAAAGTCGGTAACAAAGCCTATGAGGAAACCGAAGTAGATGCAGACGCTGTTCTTGAAGAAGAAGAGATTGTATCCGAAGACGAAGGCATTGACATCGAAGAGGACGTGAACGCCCTCCTTGGTGGCGAAGAGCTCTCCGAAGAATTCAAAGAAAAGGCACGTGTCATCTTTGAAGCTGCATTGACCTCTAAAATCAAAGAAATCCAGGAAGCCCTGGAAGTCCAGTACGCCGAGCGTCTGGACGAAGAGAGAGAATCCCTTAAGGAAACTCTCGTCGAAAGAGTTGACTCTTATCTTGAGTATGTCTGCGAAGAGTGGATGACCGAGAATGAGTTGGCAATCGAACATGGTCTCAAGGCCGAAATGACAGAATCCTTCCTCACTGGTATGAAGGATCTTTTTGAAGAGCATTATGTAACAATCCCTGAAGATAAGTATGATGTACTTGAGAGCATGGTAGACAAACTTGATGATATGGAGACAAAACTCAACGAGCAAATCGACAAGAACATTGGTTTAAATCAGAGACTCGGTGAGTCTCAAGCTGATGTAATTCTTGATCGTGTCTCTGACGGTCTCGCCGAGACCCAGAAAGAGAAACTTGCTTCACTTGCTGAAAGTGTAGAGTTTGAAAGTGAAGAAGAGTATCGTGAAAAGCTTGAGACTCTGAGAGAATCTTATTTCTCGAAGGCTCCTGCTGCAAAATCCGAAGCACCTCAAACATTGTCTGAGAGTGTTGATTCAACACCCGCACCCGTTGCACCGTCAATGGATGTGTACCTCAGAAGCCTGGGTGCCTTCAGAAAGTGAATTTAACATTCATTCAAACTAAACCTATTAAGTAAAGCAAATGTTTCAATCCGAGCATCTGCAGGAAAAGTGGAGTCCACTTCTCGACTATGAAGGTCTTGATCCTATCAAGGACACTCATAGAAGAGCTGTAACTTCAGTCCTGCTCGAAAACCAAGAAAAATTCCTCCGTGAGGAAGCTGCATTCGCCTCAGGCATCAGCCTGATGGAAGAACCCACCAACAGCGCCAACGCTCCTGGTCAACAGGGTGGCTATGGTGGCCAAGCTAACGCTGCTGGTCCTGTTGCTGGTTTCGACCCTGTTCTGATCTCCTTGATCAGACGTGCAATGCCTAACCTGGTCGCATATGACCTGGCTGGCGTTCAACCAATGAGTGGTCCTACTGGCCTGATCTTCGCAATGAGATCACGCTACACCAATCAGGAAGGTACTGAGGCATTCTACAACGAAGCCAATACCGCCTTCTCTGGTCAGGACGATGGCTTCAACCTCACCGCCGGTATGACCGACGCTGCGGTTGGTATGGGTACTACCGCACAGAACGGTACGAACCCCTCCGTACTGAACCCTGTTGGTACCGCAACAACTAATCCTTCCCCATATAACGTGGGTCAGGGAATGGTTACTGGTGACGCTGAGAACCTTGGTTCCGGTGTTGGTGACCAGTTCAACCAGATGGCCTTCTCGATCGAGAAAGTCACCGTTACCGCCAAGTCAAGAGCTCTGAAAGCTGAGTACTCCTTGGAACTGGCACAAGACCTCAAGGCAATCCACGGTCTGAACGCTGAAGCAGAACTTGCTAACATCCTCTCTACTGAGATCCTCGCTGAAATCAACAGAGAAGTCATCCGTACTATCTACAAGACGGCTGAGCAAGGTGCTGTTTCTAACACCGCTACTGCTGGTGTGTTTGACCTGGACATCGACTCCAATGGTCGTTGGTCTGTTGAGAAGTTCAAAGGTCTTCTGTTCCAAATTGAGAGAGATGCTAACGCTATCGCTCAAAGAACTCGTCGTGGAAAGGGCAACATGCTCCTCTGCTCCGCAGACGTTGCTTCCGCACTGACCATGGCTGGTATCCTCGACTATACCCCTGCCCTCAACGCTAACCTCAACGTTGACGACACCGGCAACACCTTTGCTGGTACCATCAACGGTAAGTTCCGCGTCTACATCGACCCATATTCTGCTAACCTGTCAGCAGCTAACACTGCTACTAACGGTGGTAATCAGTATTATGTCATCGGCTATAAGGGTTCTTCCCCTTATGACGCTGGTCTCTTCTACTGCCCATACGTTCCTCTGCAGATGGTTCGTGCCGTTGGAGAGAATACTTTCCAGCCCAAGATCGGCTTCAAGACCAGATACGGTATGGTCGCCAACCCATTCGCTCAAGGTACTCAGCAAGGTCTGGGTGCATTGAACATCAACTCCAACCGTTACTACAGAAGAGTTGCTGTGAAGAACCTTATGTGAGCCTTGCTCCATCAGGTTATGGGGAGTCCTTCGGGGCTCCTTTTTTTATGTCTTGATAAATAGTAAAAAATATCTTTGAAAGATGTCAAATATTCTAACCAATAATATTAATCCCCGTAGTGGTAATTTGATTACTATTGGTGGAGTTAATGACAGGGTGTCCATTGCAGGTACTCTATCT